TTGTGCCATCAAGAATAGCAGTGGCCCACATCAACTGACTGTTTGGTTGGATAAACACAAAATAACCATCTAAATAGCAGACAGTCACAGCACCTGGAAAATCAGGGTCTGTGATAGCCCCAAACACGCCTGTAGTGTTGTTGTATATGTAGCTGGGGCCATTTGCCGCAATAAACAATTGCGTGCCGTTGTCAGCCATGCTGACAGGACCAGCGCCGCTTACTGTACCAAGTAATGTGGCTGTATAGGCATTGTTGATTTTGTAGAGTTCGTTACCCGACACAACAAAAGCAACGCCGTCGTTGGACGAAAACGCCCACAGACCACGGATTGGGCCAACGCCAATCGTGTTGAGCAATTTTAAACCTGGCGCCCGTTGCAAAAATGCAGGCTCTTTTCCCGCCTCGGGGACAATCTCGGGAAACAGGTTGACCATTCTGGCGTCCGCAGCATTGACGCTGCGTGCCACATATGATGAACCAAGAATCGGCGTCTTCATCAGTAGTTACCCGCATACACGTTGAAACGCTGGCGGTTGGCAACCAATGAATACGGCATGGCCATCACATCGTCAGGATTGTTGATGCGCTTTAGATTACGCTTGCTGGTCATAGCAATACGCTGAACTTGTGGGCTTGGTTCAACGCCAAACTCAGGTGCAATTTCCATCGCCAAACCATACGTGAACGCACGCAAATATCCTGGTGGATAGAACATAGCTGTGTTCAATGTAGCAGGCTGATCCAACTCTTGCACGCTAATGAAGTGCCATTCCAAGTCCTGTGTAGGACGAGGATAGACCGTCATTTGAATGTTGGGGTATTCCATGTTGATCCACATCACTTGTGGATATGTGGATGTCACCGTTTTAACCGCAATACCATCGTACTGTTGCTGGTTGATAAACTTGATGCCGTATGACACGCCGTTGGGCGCTTTGAAATATGTAGCATCATCTAGCAAAACAGGCCGCACGCCGTCAAAACCACCTATGCTGGCACCGCTGGGGCCAAGATGGCGTTGGATCTCGCCAGCAGGCCAAATAAACGTTTGATCGATGGTGTTAAATATGGATAATCGCTCGGTGTTCCACGAGTCGATCATTTGGTTTAGCGCGACCAGGCAATCGTTGGCTGTTTCCACGGAAGGTAATTCACCCTCGGCCAGCATACCGATCAGGCGCAGCGCCCGATTTATTTGATCACCAGCGGTGTACGTGGCCATGCTCAGACTCCTTCAGTTTCACCTTTGCGGGTGTATTTGCGCTTTACAACAAGTGTGTTGGCCGCTTCTTCAAAGTCTGAAGGCGTATCGGGATTGTAGCGCACCCAGCCATTTTCTTCATCAGCTTCAGCTTCTAAATCCATTGTGGCCACTTTAGCGCCGTGGATGGGATGGGAAAGGTAAATGACCATATTTAAGAACGGGGCCGAAGCCCCGTTTGGTTAAGCGCCGTGGATGATAGCGTAGTTGATGATGACAGCTTCAGAGTATGAAGTTGATGCAGTCAAGTTTCGCAACGTAATCAATGCAGAACCAGCAGCCAAATACGAAACGTAAGTGGTGTAAGCCCCAGCAGCGCTACCAGTAGTGTTACTAGAAACACACACAATGATTGTGTCGTTAGCGGAAATCAAACTATTGGTCAAAGTAAACGACACGGCAGTGGCTCCGGCCAACGCTGCGTTGTTCATTGTGATGCGGCCAGCACTGTTGTTCAGCGTCACCCCTGTGGATTTGCTGGTGGCTTGTGTTACCGCACCTTGGGCTGCTGCACTGTAGCCAATTTCTTGGCTGGCGTAGCAGGTAGTGAATTCGGGATCGCTATACGCAACACCGACAGCTTGTGAATTTGCCATGATTGTTTCCTTTAAAACAAGGGCCGAAGCCCCCGTTTAAGTTTAGGCCACGCGATACACAACGTAAGTGCCGTCACCGGTTTTACGGAAACGGAACAATTGGCTGGTTGTCACAGCGATAGCAACCAAAGCGTTGCCGCCATCGGTCACACCAGTGTTAACAGCCAAAGTCACTGCGCCAGAACTGGTGCCGATGTTGACGATTGACAAGTCAAAAGTGCTACCAACGGTAGCGTTAGGAATTGCAGCGTCAATTGCCACGCCTGTAGGCAATGTGTATGTTGCAGCAGATGTGCTGGGGTTAGCCACCAACATCTGGCTGGCAATTTGCAATGCCGTCAGGGTTGCTGTGCCAGCAGCCGTTTGAGGGGCAGCCATTGCGCCCATAACTGTTTCTTGACGGTTGCCTGCACCAACTTGATAACCGCCTGCGCCATTAGGTAAAGCCATGATAATTTCCTTTCAATGTTAAAGACAGAGAACGGGGCCGAAGCCCCATTCAATTTAGCCCCAGAGGCGAACGGCCATTGCTGGACGAATCACGCTGAAACCGTACAAAACGTCAATACGGCAAGGCAGACGATCGTTGTTAATATCGTACTGGCGCACAACACGGAGAGAGATACCGTTGTGGACAGCACGAGCAGCCATATCTACCCCTTGAGGCAGCAAGAGATCAGCCGTAGCGAACGTTATGGCGTCCTTATGGTAGACCAAGTTTTGTGGGTACTGGGTTGAAGCAGCGCCAACGAACGTAACAGCTTGGCTGGTTGCAGGCAAAGTCAACACGGTAGCCAAAGCGTTAGCAGCCGAGTAGATCGGAGCCACAGTGATGTTACCCGCGCCAGAGCCGTCCAAGGTTGTAGCAGCAACTGCAACAAACTGGAACAACGAACCGGTGGACTCACGGGTCTGTGGGTTGACAGCGAAACAGCCAGCAACAGTGAACACGTCACCGATGTTAACCACGCCAGCGTTACCAGCACCAGTGATGGCGATAGTAGTTGCGCCTTCAGCGGTCACAGCAGCGGAAGTTGTACCGCCAGTAGCAGCACGCGAACCAGTTGTGAACTGTTTGATCGACTGAGACATGTTGATCTCGTCATAACCCAACACGCCAGTACCCATCATGCCGTTCTTGAACTGCTTGCTGATAGTGTCGGTAGGATTGAACAGGCCTTTCATGCCTTCAACCAAACCAGCGTTAGCGGCAGGGTTGACGGTAGCGTAACGTGGGTTCATCACGGCAGCGTTTTCGTTCAACTTTTGCTGGGCTTGCAACAAGACCAAAGAAGTTGAAGGAGTAGTGCCTGGTGTACCAACGGTGTTACCGATGTACTTGTAGCTGTTGGCAACGTCAGCATCGATGCTAGAGGCCAACTGGCTGATACGTGGCTTCAAGACACGCTCTGCGAAGTCATCCAATTGCATAGTCAATTCAGCAGATGTGAAGTTGACACCAATGTGCTTTTGGCTGGCAACAGTCAGAGTGGTGTACTGTTCGTTGTCGTCCTGAACTTGCAGGGCAGCACCGTCAGTTACCAGAGCGCGGTCGGGCAAACGGATACGCAGTGTGGAACCGATTTTTGCACCTTCAACAGCAAAGCTGTCGTCGTACTGGCGGTTTACGTTACGGGTGATCACAAGGTTGTTCTCGAGGATTTCGAGAGACTTCCGTGTGATCATGTCAATGGTCAGAATACTGTTAGACATTTCAAAGTCCTTTCAAAAAGATTTAGCGGTTCTGCGCTTCCCACTTCTTTTGCTGGCGTCTGCGTTCAGCTTCAATCCACTGCGAGGCCGTCATAGTCTTATCCGACCGTGGGTCCGTAGTGTCATAAGCTGGCGATCCAGAGGACCGCGCAGTCACCGGCGAAATTGGCGCTGGTGCAGAAGTTGTTTTCTTGACTGGGGGTGAAGAAACCAATTTGGCTTCAATTTTCCCAATCTCTTTCGCCTGGCTCAAGGGCGTCATGCGTGAGATACGTTCCGCTTCTTTTGGGTTTGATCCGAGATAGTACGCTAACTCAGGACCAACATCCGAAGACTGGATCGTTTCTGCCATCACGTTGGTGATCGGTAACTTGGGGTTGTAGGCGACTTGTTCAAAGTCATCGTACTTGCCCCGCGCTTCTTCTTCTTTGTCGTGATAACTCTCAAGAACCTGCGACTGCTGCTTTGCTGCTTCACGCTTGGCGATCAGTTCTTCGGCTTTCTGAAGGGCCAATGCTTCCGCATAGGCTTCAGTAGACTCAAACTGGTCAGCGGAGGCGGCTGGCGCGGCCCTCAGCGTCTGTTGTTCAGACTGACGCTGTGCTTGTTCTCTTTCCCACTTACGTTGCTCTCTTGCAAGGCGTTTGCCGATGGCAGCGTCAAGTTCCTCTTGCGAGAATGTCTTGCTTGGCTGTTGTTCAGCTACTTCCGGCGTACTTTCAGCAACTTCAGGTGTGGCCGTCACATCCGTGGTTGGCGCGGAGTCTACTTCCGCTAGGGCTTGGACTTCTTCAGTCATGTTTTCTGAATCCTAAGATTCCTCGGTCAACCTGGCCGATACGGTGTTTTCAGCATTATGCTGGATTTTTTAAATTGCCGCTATGACAAACGCTAGTAGTTCTTCATATCGAATGCCCAATTGAGTAACTTCAACTGAGCCTGGGACTTTATTGGGGTAGCGTTTTAAAACTTGCTTTGTGACAAATTGCATGTCAGGTTCACCGTTTTCATTTAATACTATGTTTTCGTTTTGGTCTTTAACTGGAAGACTAATGATGTCATCTTCCATAATTTCAAACCAAGTATCGGAACAAAACAGCGCGTATTTATTGGCATCTAAGCCTTCTTGCTCAAAAGCCGTTTTTACGTCTTGCGCCATAACGCCTATATGAATTCTTGCCCTATCGCCTTTTTCTTTGACTGAATCGTTAAATTTAAACGAACGAAACAAAGATTTAATGCGTTTAGCAACAGCTTGCTCTGCCACCGAAAGTTCTGCTATTTGCTGTTTTAAATTTTTATCTGAGGTATTTATGAGTGCTGTAGCGGAATAAATTACCGACCATCGAAATCCAGCCGTTCCGCTGCTGTAGGAATTATCTGCGCCTGGCCGATGACTTCCTGTGTCCGTAACGGCAATTGCAGACGCGCCAATGTAAACGCTAAATGGCCCTTGCCCACCGTTAGACCAACCAACGCCAAGTTTTACGCCGACTGCGTTTGTTGCGCCGTCGGCCCACAAATTACAAATGGCTCTGCCTGTGGCTAGGTAAATACCATTTACTGTTGCAGAAACATCTGAGTAATTGCCAATAGCTAACCTTGCGCCGTATGCGCTCGGGTTTGTGTTAGCAATACCAAGGTAGTTACCATCTCCATAACCAGCAGTTCCCCAAGTGCAATTTAAAAAGCTAACAGCGCGGCCTGCTGTTAAATTAGCAACAGAAACTTGTTTTGTGGTGCTACTTTGAACAATTGGCAATGTTTCCGTGCCCGCCAAAGGCGTGGTAGCGGAAGCAAGTGCTGAAATTTTACTATTAGACATTAGGTCACACGAACTTGCACAACGCTGCCGTTGCGGTATAAAAATCCAACGGGCAAACCAGCAGCCGCAGCCGCAGCATCGTTGGCATAATTTTGCAAAGTTGGAATTGCTATCGATCTATCATTTCTGACCGCAAATCCAGTATTTCCAGCACTGTCGTAAACTACTAAACCAAAAGCTGTAGTTGTTTGGTCTTTTCCAGCAATTGTTACTTTATTTGAAACTTGAGGCGCAATGTTTATGCCAAAATTGCCCGCCGCGCTTTTAGTAATTTGATTAGCTGAATCAGTCCATGCAGAAGCGGAATTACCGGCTCTGTATACGCCATTTACCGTTGAATATGTTGTTGCGTCAGAAATGCCACCTGAACAATTGTCACCACTAGAAATTAAATTGGTTATTTGTATAGCATTAGAATGCAACACGTTAGGAAACACTGTATTGCCAGCAGAAAAAACTGCTGTTGTTGGGCCATAATAGAATGTTGCGCCGCTTGGGTTGTAAATGTAATTGCCCGTGACGGTTACGCTACCGTTAGTAACCCCGCCAGCAAAGAAATTAAAGTTAGGCGTAAAGTTTGATTCAATGTGGTTGCCCACCAAATTAAACCCTGACAAACCAGTTGCAACAACAATGCTTGAACCAATACCTTCAATTACATTGTCTATAAATCGCAAACCGTTTGTACCACGAGCAGCATCAATGGATCGAACAATAGTTTGGCCATTTTCAATGATACAAGAGTCAAAAGCTACATCATACAAACCTACGCTATTAATAAAGTTTACATGGTTGTTTCGGATGTTGCACGCTAAAAAATACAACGTTTGAACGTAAGTATCGCTGGTTTGGCATCGCACCAGCCAGAAAAAACAATTGATAAATTTAATGCGCAGAAATTTTCTGGATAGGATAAAACTGTCGTTCCCGTACGCAGAAGTTTCAAAAGTAATATTTTCAAAAGTAACAAATTCAGACACAGGGTTACTGGTAGGGCCAGTTCCCATCGTCAATGTTGAGTCAAACATTGTGACGTTGCCAGTGGTATAAAAACCAGCGCCTGGGCCTTGACCAAGAATTGTAAATTCTGTTTTTGTAGTATCAACTAACCGGTCAATATTTACAGAAGAAGCCAAACGACATCTTCCTGGTATTACAAGCGTAGGCCAGTAAGGCGCAAAAGTCGCACAATAATTGATTGCTAATTGAACTGCTGCACTATCATCTGTTGTGCCATCGCAAACGGCACCAAAATCGGTAACACTGACAATTTGACGCAATTTAGCTTGTACAGTGGTTGGCACAGCACCGGTGCCCGCAGGTTGATACCCAAATGAAGCAACTGTTGCTTTAACAGTTGTTCCGCTTTGTACAGCCGCAACAACATCGCTGCTACTTAAAGCACCCGTAGCTGGCGGCAATTGGGAAATTTTTATGGTAGCCATGACTTAATCGTAATAAACAGTCGCGGAAACAGTACCGCCAATTACGACATAAATGCCTTTGTTAGTGTACAAACCTTCAACAAAGTTGTGGTTTGTGTTACCAGTAGGCGTAAATGTCGCAAGCACCACAGGGTCCGATGTGCTGGACGCAAATGAATCATACACTGTGATGGTAGGCGTGCTGGACGCCGAACTTACAAAAATGCCACGGAGTTTGCCAGCCGCCGGTTTGATTTGGGCGGTGGCTGTGATAGCGGTATAGTTTGCCATAATGGTCCTTATGCAAGAAAGCGGAGTTTGTACAGAGTACGCAAATAAATCTCGATGATGTTGTCAATCAATTGTTGCAACGACATATCAGTCCGGTCAACCACTTCATACCGAGAATCTTCAATTTGCTTCAAAGAATCTTCCAAGAATTCTATAATGTTAGATGTTTTCTTGGCTGAATGCAATGTAATGGGGCCAATTAAACCATGCCGACCTTGATAAGACTCAGCAAAATCATCGGCAGCATCAATGATGCGGTCGTAAAAGATGTTCAGTGCTGTGTGTTTGCTAAAGCTGCGGGTGTTCAAGTGAACACTGTGCGCTACATCTCTTGCAAGAAACAGCAAGCCTAAAAAATCACATGCTTTCATTGCGGCATCCCCATTTGTGGTTGCTGTTCCATAGAC